TGGTCAAAGAGCAATCTAGGTCCTTACTACAGACAAGAACACGGATGGCTTGTTCCACTTGTTAAAAACGCTGGGAAAGAACAGAAAGAGGCTATTGGTCAAGGCATAAGAAACGGAGACCTTGAATTTGTTCTTGAGGCTCTTAACGCAATCCAAGAAACACCATTTAGCGTTAATAACTATGTTGTAGAAGCTGTTGAATGGGTGAACTCCTTTATGAACCCTAAGACAGGCGAAAACCAAATCGGTCGTAAGATTAAAGGTTTTCCCAATACTAAAACTCAACCAAAAGACCCTTCAACTGATATACCTAGGGCTGAATTTGATAAACTACCAATCAAGACGCAAATCATTCTTGGGAAGAAGAAGGCTAATCTTCAAAGACACAATCTCAGTGCCAAAGGTGCTAGAGAGCAATGCAACAGGATGCTTGGCAAAGCAAAATCAATGTCTCGATTTGAAAAGTTTTGGCTGCCTCATAATCTAGATTTCCGTGGTCGTGTTTATCACATCCCTGACTTTGGTCATCATAATGTTGATTTCATCAGGGCCATGTTTGAATTTGCCAACAAGACACCAGTCACTGATGACAATGATGCTTTCATTATGCTTCAACTAGCTAATACAGCTGGACAGGATAAGCTAAGCCTTGATGAAAGGTTAGAGTGGGTAAAGCAAAACGAAACCGCAATCATTGCTGCAGGGAACGACTTTAAGACAACCTATGACTTTTGGGGTTCACAAAACAAATCATCGTTCCAGTTCTTAGCAGCCTGTCGTGATTGGGCATTGTATCAAGATGCAAAAGCTAAAGGGCAAACCCATTATTCAGGTCTTCCAATTGCTATGGATGCCACTCAATCTGGCGTTCAACATTATTCAGCAGCTGGTCTTAACCACGATGAAGGAAGAAAGGTTAATATATTACCATCAAAAAGACCGAGTGACTTTTATAAGTTATGTTTGGAAAAGGCTATCGACCTTATTTCAGAAAACCTTGCGTCTTCTAAAGAGGCTCTTGAAGCAAATCCTATTAATGACAAAGACAGGGAAACTATCGAAGCTTACGAGGCTATTCAAAACGATATTGGTCTTAATGAATACCCAGAGCTATCTGAAGAAGACCGTGATGAGCAACACGTTAGAGATAAGGCAGCTGCTACTACAAGATTCAAAAGGACAGCTGCTTATCGAAAACAAGTGCTTCAAAAGAATGTTGAAACAGCCACAATCGCTTTAGAACTTTATAAGAAAGGAAAATACACACGAGATGAAATAAAGCGAAACGCTATGGTATTTTGCTACAGCAGTGAAAAGTGGGGTATGTCTGAACAGCTCCGAAAAGATTGGATGGATGCCTTGTCAGAGAAAGTATTTGATGGGGAACTTTCAGAACATCCTTTTGGCGAAGATGATGGGTTTTACGCAGCAACCTATCTCGCTGGGATGCATTATGAAGCTATTAAAGATGAAGTAACGGCTGCAGCAAAGGGAATGAAGTTCTTTCAAGATGTAGCAGGTATTTTAGCTAGTGAGAACATCCACGTTAAATTCATTAACAGATTGAACTTTCCTATGCTTCAAGATTACAGGAGGGCTGAAAGAAGAAAGCATAGGATTATTTCTACTGATACCGTTACTCTGGAATACGACTTTACAAAAGAGCAACGCTATAACCTTTACACAGATGAAATTAAGGCAGACAAAAGCAAAAGCTCAATAGCCCCAAATGTCATTCATCAGCAAGACAGCTTACATCTAATGATGACTGTGTTGAAATGTAAAGATGAAGGTATGTCTGATTTTATGGTCATACACGACAGCTATGCCACAACAGTAGGCAACGCTAAAATATTAGCTTTTTGTACACGAGACCAGTTCAGAGACTTGTACAGTAACTACAACTTGTATGAGGATTTTCTAGAACAGTCTAAACTTCGACACCCAAATCCAGACAGTGTCGAATGGCCTGAGCCACCAAAACAAGGTGATTTGGACATATCTCAAGTCATCTTCAGCGACTACTTTTTCAGCTAAAACTGGCTCAAATCCTGACTTTTAGCAGGGGTGGACCTTATGCATAAGGGCTAAATTCTAGCCAATGCAATCCACTAACTAAAACCCAAAATCACAGGTTCCGCACACTCGCAGCTGAAAAGTTGCGCATGGGCGTTGCTGTGCTTTGTCAGGAGTTACAATGACTGAAAGAGAAAAGGTTCTTCAGTTGGCTTTCATACTTATGAAGCATGGCGAACCATTACCAATAGACTTGCTCGCAAGGGCAGAACAACTTGGGTTGGAAGTTGATAAACTTGATGACCCACAAAACACAATCACATTCGAAGAAGGAGACTATTACGAATGACATCTACAATGAAGAAGACAACATTTAAGACCCCACAGGGTATTGCACAGTACCCTTGGCTTAACCGCCCCGACACACAGTTTGATGCGGAAGGCCAATACAAAGTAAACATCCGTGTAAAGAAAGATGCAGCGCAGTCACTGATTGATGAAATCAAGAAGATTACTGAGGATGCGTTTGGTGCAAAAGCGAAATCAGCTACGCTACCATTTGTAAATGACGAAGAGACTGGCGACATCATCTTCAAGACAAAATCAAAGTACCAGCCATCAGTGGTCGATAGCAGTGGAACTGTTATCCCATCACACAGCTTACCACCCATTTATGGCGGCTCTCAGCTCAAGGTAGCTGGGACATTGTCTCCGTACGACAAAGGTGGTCGTGTTGGCATCTCGATGCAGCTAGGCGGTGTTCAGATTATCAGCTTGTCTGAGAATTCAAACACAGTAGGCATCCAGTTTGGTGAAGTTGAGGGCGGCTATGTTGCTGCTAACGACAACGAAGAAGCACCAGAAAGCGAGCAGTCTTATAACTTCTAGAAAACGCTCCCACGCCATCGCAAGAGGCTATCGGAGTGGACTGGAAGATAAGACGGCGCAGCAGATTGCCAATGCTGGCCTTGAGGTTCTCTACGAGACCGAAAAGGTCAAATACACATGGCCTGAACGTCAGGCTTCTTACACCCCAGACTTCAAGCTCAAAAAGAAAGATGGTGGCTTTTTCTTTTGTGAGACAAAAGGCATTTGGTCTGTTGAAGACCGCCAGAAGTGGCATCTGCTCCACGAGCAGCATCCCGAAATAGACTTCAGGCTCGTGTTCAGCAATCAGAACGCCAAGCTCTATAAGAACTCACCAACCACTTACGCCTCTTATTGCGAGAAACACGGATTTACATACGCAAACAAGGTCATTCCACAGGAATGGCTAGAAGAAGGAAAGGAAAGCGACAATGAGTCAAACAATGAGAATTCTTGACCACCTCAAGAATGTTGGGTCCATAAGCTTTGTCGAAGCTAACGACCTATACCGCTGTCGGTCTCTTCCACGCAGGATTAAAGACCTTCGTGAAAAGGGATACGACATCATTAGTGAGTGGCGCAGAGACCACCTTGGTCAAAAGTACACTCGTTACTCACTAGCAACTAACTAAAGGAGACACCAGAGATGCGCATCACTCATCAAGGGTCTAATTTTGTTAGCCGTCATTCGTGTGACAAATGCGGTTCTAGTGACGGAAATGCCTTTTTTGATGATGGGCATCTCTATTGTTTTGTCTGCAAAGCTTACACACCACCAGAAGGAGAAGCATTGATACCAGAGACACAGCCCCATAAAGAAACCCATGCCAACTATAACTTAATCGAAGGAACCCCAAGAGCGATACCAGCTAGGGGGTTAAGCGAAGAAGATTGTAGGAAGTTTGGTTACCTGATTGGCACAAAGGCCAATGGCGAACAGGTTCAAATCGCAACATACCGAGACAAGCAAGGCAGACCTGTAGCCCAAAAGCTACGAGGCAAAGACAAAACGTTTCAGATGATAGGTGATACCAAGAACATCACGCTCTTTGGTAGCCACCTCTGGTCTAACGGTAAGAAGGTTTGCCTGACTGAAGGCGAGTTAGATGCCATTAGCATCAGTAAATGCTTTGGTCATAAATATGCCTGTGTGTCTCTGCCATCTGGCGCACAATCAGCTGTCCGAGCGGTCAAAGATAACTTTGATTACCTGAATGGGTTTGATGAAGTGATTATTTGCACTGATATGGACGAGGCTGGGCAAAACGCTGCTCAAGCTATTGCTGAGGTGCTTCCTGTTGGCAAAGCAAAGATTGCTACCCTTCCAGCCAAAGACGCTAATGAAGCCCTCATAAAGGGCAAGGCTGCCGAACTCATTCAAGCTGTCTACCAAGCACGAGAATACCGCCCTGACGGAATTAAGTCAGCGTTGGATTACCGTAATGTCATCTCCATTGATGAAACAGCTAGCACGATTTCATGGCCTTACTCCATGCTCAACCAGACACTGATGGGCATGAGAAAGCGAGAGCTGGTGACACTTGCCTCTGGCAGTGGATGCGGAAAAACAACATTCTGTAAGGAAGTAGCACATCACCTGATGATGTCTGGTCAGAAAGTTGGTCTTATCAGTCTTGAGGAAGCACCAAAGCGAACCTTACTTGGTTTGGTTGGTATTCACCTCAACAAAAACCTACTTGTAGACCGAACTCAGGCATCAGACCAAGAAGTCCTAGATGGGTTTGACAACCTATTTAACGACCGCACCTGTGTGCTTTACGATAGCTTTGGTACAAATTCGCCAGAGCTTATCTGTCAGCGTATCCAATATATGGCAAGAGCATTAGACGTAGACTGGGTTATTCTAGACCACGTTACAATGCTTACAGCCAATATGGTCGATGAACGAAGGGAGCTGGACAAATGCGTCACAGCTTTCCGAACACTCGTTCAGGAACTGAATATTGGTATGATTATGGTCTCACACCTTACCAGACCATCTGGCAGAGGACACGAAGACGGCGCAGCAGTAAGCCTCAGCCAACTTCGGTCCAGCCATTCGTTAGCACAGCTAGCAGATGCAGCCATTGGACTTCAGAAAGACCCAGATGACCCTGATAGCGATATCAGGCTCGTTAGAGTCCTCAAAAACCGTTTCAGCGGTCAAATAGGTGACGCTGGAACCCTTATCTACA